GCCGATGAGGGGTGGGTGACGTCTCCCCCTTGCGGGGAGAATGGAATTTCAGCATCTTAGCAAAGCTAAGTGCTAGAAATTCCAAGAGAGGGGCTATTCCTACCCCATGCCCTACCCCCTCAAGCCGAGAACTTCACCAGCTTGATCGCCTCGAAATTCTGTACCCCGCCGCCGACGCGCTTGGTGGTGTAGAACAACACATAGGGCTTGGCCGAATAGGGATCGCGCAGCACGCGCACCCCAACCCGGTCGACGACCAGGTAGCCGGCGCGGAAATCGCCAAAGGCGATCGCGGTCGCCCCTGCCGCGATCGTCGGCATGTCCTCCGCCTCGGCAACCGGAAAACCGACCAGCGATGCCGTGTCGCCAACCCGTGCCGGCGGCTGCCAGAGATAGTTGCCGTCGGCATCCTTCAGCTTGCGGATCTCGCCCTGCGTCCTGCGGCTCATGACGAAGCTGCCGTTCTGGCGATGCCCGGCCTTCAGCGCGTAGATGACGTCCATCAGCACGTCCGACGCGCCACTGGCGGCAAAACCACCGGCGACGCCGGTCGCCTTGAAGCCGATATTGCCCCAGGTCCAGGCGCTGTCGGCGACCTGCGTATAGCTCAAGAACCCTTTCGGCTTGTTGATCCCGTCGCCCGAGACGAAGGCCGTGCCCTCCTGCTCGGCAAAGGCGCCGTCGACCTCGGAGGCGATCCAGGCCTCGATGTCGACGGCGGCATCATCGAGCAGTGCCTGGCTGGCGGCCGGCATGGCATAGAGCTCCATGGTCGGAAACGACAGTTCCGACAGTTCCGGCGTCGCCGTCTGCGGCCGGGCTACCGTCTCCGCCACCCAGCCGGCGGCAAAGCCTGCCGCGGCAAACGGCTTCTTCAGCACCGAGCCCGACACCTGACGCACGGTTGCCAGCGCCCGGATCGGCGAAATCACGGCGAGCCTCCGGCCGATCTCGCCATCGGTTTCCGGCGGCACGAGATAGCCGCCCTCGCCGGACACGCCGGCATTCAGCGACTTCTGGTCGAGGTCGCGCAGTGCCGCATCGTCGCCGCGGCGAATATAGGCCTCGAAGGCCGCCTTGTGTTCAGCATCGACCGGGCTGCGCTGATCATGGCCAAAGCCGTGGCCCTGCCCATCACGACCGGCGCGCGACAGCGGCGGCCGGAGCTTCTTCAGTGCCAGTTCGTCGAGCAACCGGCTTTGCTCATCCATCGCCTTGTTGATCCGCTCGACCTTGTCGCGGGTTACCACGTCGGCGGTCAGCTTGTGCTCGATCTCCGACAGCCGCTGGTCATTTCCCTCCTTGAAGGCCTCGAAGGCCTGCATGAAGTCCTCGAACGCCGCCGTCACCGTGTCGGGTGCGGCCTTGACCTCTGGCGCCACCAGCGCCATTGCATGGCCTGCCCGCTCGCCCATCCGTTCGTCCGCCCGTTCGCCCGCCAGTTCGCCCATCGGTTGGCCTGCCCGATCGCCCGCCAGTTGGCCTGCCAGTTGACTTGTCCGCTGACTTGCCCGGTGCACCATCCCGCTTTCCTCCATCGCCTGCTCGTTCATCGCGTCATCCTTTCGTGAAGATATTGCCTGCCATCGACCGTGCCGCCCGACGCATCAGCCGGACCAGCTCGGTTTCCCTGTCGCGGTAGAACCGCTGATGCTTGACGTTGGAGACCCGGGCCGTCGGCAGCATCGGAAAGGTCACCACCGAGATTTCCCAGAGATCGGCCTCGAGGATGCGGCGCACGCCGGTCTTGCGGTCGGCACGCGTTTTCACCGCGCGAAAGCCGATCGACAGCCCGTCGAGCGCGCCCGCCTTCATCAGCGCATGCACCTCGCGGGCGCGGCCGACATCGGTCGCCAGCCGGCCTTCGACATAAAGCCCGCGCTCATCCTCGCGCAGCGCCGTCCATGTGCCGATCACGTCGGCCGGATCGTGCTGGTAAAGCATGCGCACGCCGCCCGCGCCGCGCTTGGCGAGCGAGGCCCTGAACGCCCCCGGTTCGATCGCGTCACGGCCGAGATCGACCTCGCCGAACAGGCTGGCATAACCGGAAAACCTGCCGTCGCCGGCCACGCCCTTCAGCACCAGCCCGGCATATTTGAAACTCGGGGCACCGGCTCCCGCCTCCGCTCTTGCCCCCACCGTGGATGGTCGCAGCATCGGATCTCTCCTCGTGATTGTGATGATTGTGCGGTGTTGTTCTTGCCGTGGCCCGGGGCGCTGCGGCCTCCCTCTCTCCCCTTGCGGGAGAGAATGGAATTTCAGCACCTTAGCGAACGCTAAGTGCTAGAAATTCCAAGCGAGGGGGTAACCACTCGATAAATCACATCCCCGCCTTCCCCCCAGCCCGCGTGGTCAGCCGGACCAGGAGGCCAAGCCCCCACCAGGCGATGAACGAGGCAAGCGTCGCGCCGGCCAGCATGATCTCGGCCGCCGACAGATGCTGGGTCAGTCCCAGCCGCGTCGCGCACCAGACCCCCGTCGGTCCGCCGAAGATCAGCCCGCAGGCGACACCGGTGACGAGCCGTACCGCCGCCTCGCGGCGACCCTTGGGCAGGAGATAGACCAGCGAAATCGCGGAGCCCGCGACAGCACCGATCAGGCGCGCGGAAAACACGCCGCCGTCATGGCTGAAGTCAGTCATTTGTTCATCTTTCGCGCTTAGTCTTGAACCCGCGCCGGCCTGAACGATCCCGCCTCTGTAGGCGTCGGCCGGCGCAATTTCCCCCTCGCAAAACCGGCGTCAGTCGCCGATCGCCGCTTCATGTCGCACATGAAGTGCCGCCGTTTTCGCGAGTCGATGGAATCGCTTAGGCGCCAAAGCTCAGAGTTTGATTCCGCGCCTGAATGTGGCGGATGAAGTGCTTGCAGTTCCGATTCAGGTTGAGCAAGCGACGGCCCATGCCGCCCCCAAGGCTCCCGACCCGAACATCATCATTGCCCCCTGACATCGGTCAGCGCCGATGCCAGATGCTTTCAAGACCGCGCCAGCGGGCATGTTGCCGCAAAGCTTTCCCGGCTCCCGATACGGTCACGCCAGATCCGAAGGTTCTCGATCTTGCGAAATTCCTCCACGCCCTCGGGCACCATCAGAAAGTAGTCGAGCATCGGCGCAAGATAGAGATCGGCAAGCGTCAGCCTGTCGCCGCAGAGCCAGGGGCTGTCCCCGAGGAAATCCGACAGGACGCCGAGACAGACAGGCATCTTGGCACGCGCCTCGCCAACCCGGCGTTGATCGGGCGGCTCGCCGCTTGCCGCCTTCGACACCAGCTCGACATACAGTCCCCAGACAAGGTGGTGATAGATGTAGGCGTCGGCGATGCTGATCAGCTGGTTCATCCGCGCCCGTCGCCTCGGGTCTTCGGGTTGCAGCCTGGGTCCGGGAAAAGCCTCGTCAATGTAGCGGGCGATGGCTCCGGTCTCGTACAAGCGAAAACCATCCTGTTCGAACGACGGGATCTTGCCGAAAGGCTGCCGGTCGACATAAGCCGCCGGCACGCTGTCTCCTGCAAATATGTCGATCGGCACCAGGTCGTAGTCGACGCCTTTTTCATGCAACGTCATGCGCGCGATGCGGACATAGACGCTGTCATCGGCGCCAAACAGAATGGCCTTGTTCATTTGCTGCCCTTGTGAAGGAACCTAGGCGGGCGAGGATAGCATTTGATGCCGGCGCGACAACACGCCATCGGCAACCGGTCCAGCCAGCCTCAATAGCCCACCGCCTCGCGCTTCTCGTCGTCGCTCAGGAACCCCGCCGCGCCGACCCGGGCCCAGAGCGCGTCGCGCTCGGTGGCCAGCCCCGCCACCGTGTCGAGATCCGGTTCCAGCCGCAGCGCCTCGCCGGTGAGCTGGCCGAGAAATACCGACAGGCTGGCGGCGATGCGCGCCACCAGCGGCAGCACGGTCAGCCGATAGAAGGCGCGGTTGGCCTCCTGGTAATTGGCATAGGTATTGTCGCCGGGAATGCCGATCAGCATCGGCGGCACGCCGAAGGCGAGCGCGATGTCGCGGGCCGCACCATTGCGCGCCTCGACAAAATCCATGTCCTTCGGCGAAAGCCCCATCGACTTCCAGTCGAGCCCGCCTTCGAGCAGCAGCGGCCGGCCGGCGCGCATCGGCCCGGAATAACCCTCGTCGAGTTCGGTCTTCAGCCGCTCATACTGGTCGGCCGACAGATTGCCGCCCTCCTTCGGCTGATAGACCAGCGCGCCGGAGGGCCTGGCCGAATTGTCGAGCAGCGCCTTGTTCCAGCGGCCCGACGCATTGTGCAGGTCGAGCGCCACCTGGGCTGCCGCCAGCGGCGGAAAACCCTGGTGGTCGTCGAGCGGATGAAACAGCTTCAGATGCAGCAGCCCGTCGACGGCGATGCGCCGGACGGCACTGCCGGCGCGGTCGTCGTAGCCGACCGGCCAGCCGTCGGCACCGAGCACGACCGAGACCCGGTCGGGCCTGAGCAGATGCAGTTCGGCCGCGCGGTCACCAAGCCTGAGCGGCTCGACATAAGCATTGCCGGCCAGGAGCAGATGGCCATAAAGCGTCTCGAGGAAATCCGGCCCGGTCATAGCCGCGTTCGGCCGGGCCAGAAGCGTCAGCGCCGGATGCTCCGGCTGCTCGGCCGCGCCGCCATAGGCCAGCCACGGAATGCAGGCCGCCGCCTCGGAAATCATCCGCACCGCACGATAGGCGACCGGATTCTTCATGAAGCCCTCGCGCGACAATGCTGCGTAGGAGCGCCCGGTCCAGCGCGCCTGCCCCTCGCCGGCAATCAGCGCCAGGGGACCTGAAAGGGCACCGGTCAGCGCCTTTTCATCAGACACGGCCTTGCCTGCCGAGGACCATATCCACGGCATTCGAAATGGGATCTTCATCGGGTGTCTCCGTTGATCGTGGAGGAACGGTCGTCATGCGCAAAAGCGAGGTTTCTACTGCGGAAAGGCCCGGGATGCGAACACGGCGGCAGGTGGTTACCCCCCTTGCCCTGCCGGGCGTTCGTCACTGCAAACGAT